AGAGATTCGTCTACTCGTTGGTGTGCTATTCTACCGACTATGATACAGATAGAGGAAGCAAATCCTGATATTGTTCTCTATGGTGTTAATGGTGATGAAATGTTTTTCCGTGATTTGTTTCCACACCTACATTTATTACATTTAAAATATTATAGTAAGAGTAAAGGTTATATTGAGAACAAGATTATGGAAGATATGGAGAATAAAAGAAATCATTACGGTGCTTGTTATTCTCTTGGAAGGAGAGGAAAAAAAATAAAGCATACTGACCAAACGAGCTTTGATTTCTTCAAATATAGTACTACAGACTCTTCATTAAATTATTATATTAACAATTGGTTGACTTCTGAGAAAGACTATGGTAAAATAGAATTTGATATGTTGCACCTTATAACACCGAAGTTATATACACGGTCAATTAGTTGTAATAATGATGTACTTACTGCATCACTATATAATGATAGAAGAATTTACCACGAAGTGTTTAAAATTAATAATAAGTGGTTAGAAGAGAATGCAATGGATTCTCCTATTCAGAGAAATATATTGAAAAAGTTTGATTATGAGTTTGTAACACCACATAAAGATGTGTTATCTGCTAACTATTCAGACATATATGAAAACATTTTTAATGCAACTGTACCTCACTGTATGGAACAAAACATATAAATAAGACTATGGGAATATTAAAATCAGCAGCAGACTTAGTTTATACGATTCGTTTCTTGAAACTATTGGTTACTCCGTTTGAGAAGACCGAAGCATTCAAGGCAGGTATTATAGACAAAGACGGTAAAAAGAATAAGGACTTCAATACGAATAGTACTGATGACCGTGAAGCATACCGTTCTCACTATACACCATTCCATCGTCTTGTATATAATCTAAAACGTCTAATGGCAAAAGTGCCTGGCGGTCAATCAGTTGTTGCACGTTATGGAGCAGCACTCGCTCTTATCAAAGAACACGGTGAATTAAGTGATAAGAGATTAATGGAAATCCACGAAGAGACTGGGATTGACATTCTTGACGTTCTTGCTGAAGAGTCCCAATGGTTTATCCTAGATGACAAACAAATGTCGCCTGGGGTCTATCGTATTAAATATGATACTATAACAACACAATGCGAAGACATTGTAAAGAAAGACGACAAAATTAGAATAATAGAATCTGAATCCTATCCTATTGCAGAAATACTTGGATTAGATATCTATAAAGGAATACACATGAACTCTAATCAGACAGTGTATTTCTCTACAGGGGAGATAACTCGATGAAAGGTTTTAAAAACTGGTTTGAAGAAGAAATGACTGCTACAGGTGCAGTCGCAGGTGCAGGTGACGATAGTAGTACTGTTCCTGTCTATCTTGATAAGAAAAAGAAAAAGAAACCTGAAATAGTTAAACGATTTGAGAAACTTGAAATGACAATCGCAGATAGACAAAGAGAAAAAACTAAGTCTCAACAACAAGCACATCAAAAAAGAATGATGAAGTCTGCAAGAGATTCTATTAAAAAATATGAGAAGAGTAGGAGTAAATAATGTTAAGTGGATTACTTGGTAGTGTATTAGGATTTAGTGGGTCTGTTGTCCCTGCAATCACTGAACACTTTAAAACAAAAGCAGACAACAAATTTGAATTACAGAAAATGGAAAAAATGGCAGAACTTCGTGCTGCTGGTTTTGACCACGAAATGAAAATGTTTGAAACCCAAGCAAGGGACAACGAACACGAAAGATTGATACAACACGATATCTCTATTAACCAAGGAACAGGTTTTATTGCAGGACTACAAAAGTCTGTCCGACCAGTCATTACCTATTGTTTCTTCGGTCTCTTTGCGGTTATTGAAATCACTCTACTAATGGAAGCATTAGAGAAGGGTTCAGATTTCAGTGAAGCAATCAATATCCTCTGGGATGACGATACGAAGGCAATCTTTGCCGCTATTATATCATTCTGGTTTGGGTCTCGTGCAATAGATAAGTCTCGTAGAAAATAAAACTTGACTTTTTACCCTGACTAGGGTATACTACACAAACTGAAAAACTCAAGTGTGATATATACTATTACGCTCTGAAAAACTATACTCTATGGAAAAATAAATGCCCGTAAAAATTGATAAGAAGAAGGACAAACTGCTAGCAGAATACGCAGTTGGAATGTTAAAAGAATTCTACCTAAATGATTATGAAAAAAGTCCCCAAGAGGGATTCGCAAGGGCATCAACCGCATGGAGTAATGGAGACGAAGAACTCGCACAACGTCTATACGACTATGTGTCTAATAAGTGGTTTATGTTTGCGTCTCCTGTATTATCCAATGCACCCAACGGTCACGACATAAAAAGTAAAGGAATGCCTATCTCGTGTTTCCTTACCTATGTTCCTGACACTCTAGAAGGACTTATAGGTCACTCATCTGAACTACGGTGGTTATCCGTTTATGGTGGTGGTGTCGGTGGACACTGGTCTGACGTAAGAACTGTATCAGACATTGCACCTGGCCCGATTCCTTTTCTACATACTGTTGACGCAGATATGATTGCATATCGTCAAGGTAAAACAAGAAAAGGTTCTTATGCTGCTTATATGGATATCTCTCATCCAGATATTGTAGAGTTTATGAATATGCGTATCCCTACAGGTGACGTACAACGTAAAGCATTAAACCTACATAACGCAATCAATATTACTGACGAGTTTATGGAAGCAGTAATCAATAATACAGACTTTGATTTGCGTGACCCAAAGAACAACGAAGTAAAAGAAACTGTTAATGCACGTAAACTCTGGGAACGTCTTCTAGAGATTCGTTTCCGTACAGGTGAACCTTATCTAAACTTTATTGATACAGCAAACAACGCTTTACCTCAACCACTAAAAGACAAAGGATTAAAGATTCACGGTAGTAATCTATGTAATGAGATTCACCTACCAACCTCTGACGATAGAACTGCGGTATGTTGTTTATCGTCACTTAATCTAGAATACTATGACGAGTGGAAGGACACTACTATTGTTCGTGACATCATTCGTATGCTTGATAATGTGCTTCAATACTTTATTGAGAATGCACCTGATACTATTACTAGAGCAAAGTATTCCGCAGAAAGAGAAAGAAGTTTAGGTCTTGGTGCAATGGGATTCCATTCTCTATTACAGAAACACGGAGTTGCGTGGGAGAGTGAAGCTGCAAGGGATATCAACAGAACTGTATTCCAACATATCAATGAAGAAGCACATAAAGAAACTGAATTACTTGCAGAGGAACGAGGAGAGTATCCTGACGGTATTGGTTCTGGTAAAAGAAACTCACACCTTCTTGCGATTGCTCCTAATGCCTCGTCTGGTGTAATTCTATCAACCAGTCCTTCTATTGAACCATTGAAAGCGAATGCATATACTCATAGAACACGTGCAGGAAGTTTCTTGGTAAAAAATAGATATTTAACTGAGTTACTAAACGAAAAAGATATAAATAATGATTCGACTTGGACTTCAATCATTACGAATAAAGGTTCTGTTCAACACCTTCCTGAACTAACTGAAGGTGAGAAAGCAATCTTTAAGACTGCGGATGAACTTGACCAAGACTGGGTAATTACTCACGCTTCAGAGCGTCAAGAGTTTATTTGTCAAGGACAGAGTGTTAACCTGTTCTTCCCAGCTGGTTCTGAGAAGTCTTATGTAAACAAAGTGCATTTGAATGCGTGGAAGAAAGGACTCAAGGGTTTATACTATCTACGTACAGAAGCAAAACAAAGAGCAGAGAACGTATCGGAAAAAGTAGAACGTGTCGCCCTTCAAGGTGATACTCGTACTATCATCTACGGTAAAGTAGATTGTCCGTTTTGTTCTATGGCAAAGGAAGAACTCAAGTTAAGAGGTATTCCATATGATTATATTAACCTGAAAGATATCGGAAAAACTGCTGCCGAGGTTACAGGTCGTAAAGTCAAAACAGTCCCTCAAATCTATATTGAAGGTGAATATGTTGGGGGTTATGACGAACTTATGGTATATTTAAATCAACCAGTAGAAACAAACGAAGGCGATGAATGTCGTGCTTGTGAGGGATAACAATGCTATTAGAATTTAGTAAAACATATAAACCGTTCTTGTACCCTTGGGCGGTTGAACTTGTAAAGAAACACGAAGAGGTACATTGGGTAGAAGACGAAGCAGAACTTTCTGAAGATATCCAAGATTGGAGAACTAAACTAACCGAAGAAGAAAAAGAATTTATTACCCAAGTATTAAGATTGTTTACTCAATCAGACGTACAAGTAGGTGAGAACTATCACGAACTCTTGATTCCTCGTTTTAAAAACAACGAGATTCGTAATATGTTATCTTCCTTTGCAAACCGTGAAGGTGTACACCAACGTGCATATGCATTGTTGAATGATACTCTGGGTTTACCTGACGAAGAACATCACGCATTCCTTGAATATAAAGAAATGGCAGATAAGATTGACTTTATGAAGGAAGGTGATATCAACTCTTTAACTGGTCTTGCTTTAGTACTTGCACAATCAGTATTCAACGAAGGTATGTCATTGTTTGCGTCCTTTGTAATGTTATTGAACTTCCAACGTTTCGGTAAGATGAAAGGTATGGGAACAATCGTAGAATGGTCTATCAGAGACGAAACTCTACACGTACAAGGTAATGCAAAACTATTCCGTGAGTTCTGCGAAGAACATCCACGTATCGTAAATGACGAACTTAAATCTAAAATCTATCAAATGGCAAAGAATGCTGTTAAGTTAGAAGACCGATTCATTACTCTTGCATACAAGTCTGGTGATATCGAAGGTCTATCTGAAGAAGATGTGAAACAATATATTCGTCACATTGCAGACCGTAGATTATTACAATTAGGAATGAAACCAAAGTTTGGTGTCAAAGATAATCCACTACCTTGGTTGGACTGGGTATTGAATGGTGCATCGCACGATAACTTCTTTGAGAAACGTGTAACTGAATATTCAGTAAATGGTATGGAAGGTGATTGGGGTTGGGATGAAGAAGTAAGTGTTGCCTAGTGGAAGAAGAAAACACATACATCTTAGAATGTAGTCTTTGCGAAACTCAAGTAGAAGTTACAGTCAAAGATAGTGAAGAAGAACCTCAATACTGTCCTATGTGTGGTGTTGATATAGAATAGATATATACCTTTATGTGGATATATGAAGGTAAAGAGTTTGACCCTGAAGAAGAGTTCTTGGAACAATATCAAGGATTTGTTTATTGTCTTACAGAGTTAAGTACAGGTAAAAAGTATATTGGTAAGAAGTTTTTCTGGAAACCTAAGATACTTCCTGTTACGAAAACAAGAAAAAGACGCAAAAGAACAAGGGTTCAATCTGACTGGCGGAAGTACTATGGGTCGTCAGAAATGGTAAAAACACTCGTAGAAGGGGGTCAGGACTTCCAGAGAGACGTTCTAAGACTATGTAGGACAAAAGGTGAGTGTTCATACTACGAGGCAAAACTACAATTTGAATATGACGTTTTGTTGAGTGACGAGTATTATAATGAGTTTATAGGATGTAAGATTCATGCCAAGCATATCAAAAGATAATTATTGGGGCACATTAAAGAATAACGGTGTATTGAATCGTCAAGTTATAGGTGGACGATACGGTTTTGTTTATGACGGTCAAGAGTATAAAGACTTTTATTTGTTGACCAATGAAATGAAATGGCGACTGCGTGATGCAGGTGCAAAGAAAGGTGATTTGATTACCATTTCTATTATGAAGGTCAACCTACAACACATTGCTTCTTTGATTGCGTGTGCAGAACTAGGATTAAGAATATTCATATTAGATAGTCCTGCGACCAAAGAATCCCTTCCTTTTACTAAACTTGCACTTCACGGCCCAAGTGATTACTATATCTACAGTTCAAAAGAAGATACCACTAAAATATATAACGGTCTTCATGACGAAATGATGAAACGATACGGTGGTGTTGGTATTGATTGTGAATCACCTGCGTCTTCTGACAATGACTTTAATCACGAATATCATGATTGTGACTTTCCTAAAGTATTACCTACCGACCCACTATTAGTTAGTTCTACTTCTGGAACAACAGGAAAATCAAAACCAATCACATTCTCACACCAAGAAGTAATGGGTATATCAATTCGTAATATTCATACATTCTGGTTTGTGCAGAATTCAAAAGTAGTTCATTCCAGAAATCTACACCACGCATCAGCAATGTTAACTCACCTATTACCTGCATTGTTTTTTTGTTATGGTCATAGTTCATTTGCAATTGGTCACGACTTGAGTGCAGAAGAAGACGTTGACCGATTGATAGGATTAAGAGACTTATTAGAAAACCCTCCTTCTAATATAATGATACCCAACAAATCAGAACTCTATGACTTTCTTGAAACCTTTGGTGGTAGATTCAAAAGAACAGTCAATATCAATATGTGTGGATTTGCATTAGACGAAGAGTTTGTAGAACTTGCAAAAGAATATAATGTTCTATTTCAATCACATTACGGTAGTATTGATACTGCAATTCCATTACTGGTAAATTATGTTGGAGAACACGATAAGATTATTCCGAATAGTCTGGGTATATTACCAGACGATTTCTACAAGACTACTTTAGAGAATGGTCGTATGAAAGTAGAACACGAGTGGTGGGACGAACCACGATATATGGAAGACGAACTAGAACTGATAAACGGACAATATATAATACATCCGAAACCAAGAACTGAGATAGAAATACCAGAGGGATTTGATATTACACCTTTCTATCAAGATACTAAACTTAATTATGAACAACTAAGAGGACATTTGAGTGTTACATCGTAATCTTATAAAAGACGACATTAAAATTAATAATATGAACAAAGAAGAGTTTTGTGTTATGATTAATCAGTTTAAACACTTACTCATACAAAACGGTGTTAGAAAAGGAGAAGTAACTAGTGTTCAAATACCTAAAGTAGACGCAACCAACCTTGCAGCTGTATTTGCGTGTATAGAATTAGGATTACCTTTGTTCATTATTCCTGATGCAGTTTTTGATGTTAAAACTAAAGCAAACGAAAGGATTAATAATCTAACCAACGAAGAATGGTCTGGAGACAACTGGCCAGTTAATCGTTTAACTACAATAGACCAAGAATTCATAAAGAATAGTAAAAGTGAGAAAATGGTGGGTGGTTGGATTGGTCTCTGGATGATGATACAAAAACAAGTATCAAAGAACATTGACGCACGAGTAGTACCTGAAGAAAAGGATAACATTGAAATCTGGGGAGTCAATGAAAACGATACTGCATTTATTAATAGTGACGGAGAACTATTGAGACTTATGGGTTTCTTATCTCCTGAAGGTGAACCATTTAAGTTTATATCTCATAAAGAAACAATCTATAATGCAAGTCGTATGAATTATTATTATGAAAATAAGAATGTTGGACTTGGGACTGCATATCATCATTTTAATTCATTTGAACGAAGTATCTTACCTGCACTTATGACTGCGAAGTCTGTACAAGGTGTTATGATTATTCCACCGTCAATCTATGGTGAGGAAATGTCAACCATAGTTGCAAAAAGAAATATTCCAAAACTAAAAACAGTAGACGTAGTTTATGGAATACTAGACGATTCATTAGAATTACTGTTTAACATTATGTCCGAAAACAAAGAAGACTTTGACAATACTCTAGAGATTGTCCCTCGTGAAGGACAAAAATATGATAGTAGACACATTGAATGGGAACAAAAATTTAATGTAAAATTTCTCTAAAAGGGCTTGACAAAAGGTGTTCTTGTTGTTATAATAAGTGTATAATTTGAAAAGAAAGGAGAAAATTATGAGTAACTTAAATAACGATTTTATTTGCGACAGAGTAATTTCTGACGCAATTGACATTGTAGACGAAATGTCTGATATTAAGGTTAAACAAGTTCTTCACTTAAACTTTGGTATTAATATTCCAATGTGGAAACTTAACCTTGACGAAGCAAGAGATTTCTTGATTTCTAGGATTTCAGAACAATTACTTGAGGAGTCTGCATAATGTTAACATTTAATAAAGAAGTTGGTTATCCAACAAACCAAGAGAAAGGTGTTTTTGTTGAGTATCTACTCTCATTCTATAGTGATAAACCTGAGTGGGACGCAGTTTACCCTGAAATTGGTATGGGTTCTCTTGACGCAGTAGAGTGTATGGAAATGTACTTAGGAGGACACTACGAGAGTGTTTCGACCAAAGGTGAACATTTATGGGGTGGTGGAGACTCCATTGACAGAGAAAATGTTAGAGATATCTTTTTGTCATTTTCTGCAAAAAGTGCTTGACAAAGAGTGTTCTCATTGTTATAATAATATAGTAATTTAAAAAGAAGGAGTTTAATTATGGCGTATGTATCTCAAGAAGATAAAAAGAAACTTGCGGTTGGAGTAAAGAAGGTCGCAAATAAGTATGGATACAAAGTATCTTTAAGTGTTAACAATCATTCTACTTTGGTTGCAAAAATCAAAGGTGCAGAGGATATCTTAGAAGAGTATTGTGAAGTTCAAATGACACCTGATAAGGTATTGGAAAGAGAAGTAAAACACTATACGTTTAGTCCTGTCGAAGTTTTTGAAAACGCAAGTAAGTGGGGACATAGAGTTAATGAATACTGGATTCCTGAAAACTACGGTGAAAAAGGTACTGCATTCTTAAGTGAAATGAAAGACGCAATGGAAGGTGAAGATTTCTTCTGCGAAGACGATTCAATGACAGACTACTTCCATAGAAGTCACTATATAGAAATGGTATTAATGACGTGACAAAGAAATTAACAAAAAAAGAAATTCTAAAAAAGAAAGGTGCAATCGAAGAATATGTACAAGTTTCTAAGGAAAGATTAGAAAAATATACCCTAGAGGGTGACGAACAGGGAATTGCAACTGCGATTTACCTCATTAATGAATACGAAGAAATGTTAGAAGAATTTTGTAATTATTACAAGGTTTAAAGAACTTTCTACGTATATATAATATAAGAGAGAAAATATGGAAAAAGAAGTCTTTGAAATCTTTGAGGATTTTACAAAGTTGAAAAATAGAAAAGACAAGATATCTTTTCTAAGAGAACAGGGACAAAAAGTTCCTGCAATTAAAGACGTAGTTAGAGGTTGCTTTGACAAACGTCTAGAGTTCCTTCTACCTGAAGGTAAACCACCTTACACACCCAACAGACCTGAAAGTGTTCCGTCTAGTTTACGACAGTTACACCGTCAGTTTGGCAACTATGTCAAAGGTGCAAGGTCTGACGGTATGCAACAATTTCAAATCGAGAACCAGTTCATTCAGATGCTTGAAAGTATTCACGCAGAAGATGCCCTGATTGTTCTTGATATGGTGGCAAAGAAACCACCAGTCAAAGGATTGACGAAGAAGATAGTAGAGGAGGCGTTTCCAAATCTAATATCTTGATTCTCTTTTGTTATGTTATTTTAACCCCATAATAACAGGAGCAAATATATGCCAAGAAACCAAATAGAGAGATTAAAGAGTGACAGTCGTGAACTTGATAACTATATCCACCGTCTCAAGAAAAAAGGACGAGACAACCTTGCTCACAAGTTAACGATAAAACAGACACTTCTTAATCAAACTATTGCCGAGTTACATACTACTCATAATCTAGCATAATAAGGTAGGTGGTCAAAAGTCTCGTAGGGGTGCATTAGCACCCCTTCGTCATTATAGATAAATAATATTATGAACTATTTAACACTATTGAAATCAAAACTACACGGTGTTGTATGCACCGAAACAGATTTAGACTACGAAGGTTCTATTCTGATTGACGAAGACTTGATGGATAAAGTAGGAATCCGCATATACGAACAAGTAGACGTTTACAATAAAACCAACGGTAACAGACATACAACCTATGCATTACCTTTACCCAGAGGTTCAAATAAAATATCGGTTAATGGTGCAGGTGCTCATTTAACTAATGTCGGAGACGAACTCATAATTTGTGCATATATAAGAAAAGACTATACGTATGCAACAGGTCACGAACCTAAAATTTACATTGCAGAGAAAACTTAATGCCATTATATACAATTATCAATAATAAAACTGGAGAGACCGAAGAGGTTATGTGCAGTTATGATAAACTACAAGAACGTTTAGAAAAGAATCCTGACGAACAACAACAGATTGGTGCTCCCAATCTAATCACTCATACTGGTAATGTTATTAATAAAACAAGTGGTGACTGGAAAAATCTAATACAAAATATCAAGAAAGGTTCTGGAAAAGGAAATAGTATCAAATCATGACAATGAAACGTCTTAAAATTGACCACTTGTTATCCTATGAACCTATTACAGAAAATCAACAACACGCATATGATTCTTGGGAAGAAGGAGACCATTTAGTTTTATGTGGTTCAGCTGGAACAGGTAAAACTTTTGTTGGTATGTATCTTGCACTCCAAGATGTTATGGACAGAAAATACGACCAAGAGAAACTTGTTATCGTAAGAAGTGTTGTTCCGACAAGAGAGATGGGTTATCTGCCTGGCAGTATTGAAGAAAAGGTTGACGCTTATACCGCACCTTATCGTGCGATTGCGACAGAACTCTTTGACGAAAAGAAAGCATACGAACAACTAGAACAACAAAATAAGATTGAGTTTCTCTCTACTTCATATATTAGAGGAACAACTCTAGACAATTGTGTTATCTTAGTTGACGAAATGCAGAACTTAACTTATCACGAATTAGATAGTATTATTACAAGGGTAGGACACAACAGTCGTATAATCTTTAGTGGTGATTACTATCAATCTGATTTAACCAAAGAATCAGATAAAAAAGGAATTCTTGACTTTATGAATATCATAGAAGTTATGAATAATTTTAGAACCATTGAATTTGGGTGGGCAGATATTGTTCGGTCAAAGTTTGTCAGAGACTATATAATGACAAAGGAAATGGTTGAACGAGGAAACATTAAATGAAACTAAGTAAAAATTTTACCCTTGACGAGTTTACTAGGTCAATGACCGCAACTCGTTTAGGTATTGATAACACACCAAAAGACGAACATCTTGAAGCTGCGAAAGCATTATTTGAGAATGTAGTACAACCTATCAGAGACCACTTTGGTATTACTCGGATTAGTTCTGGATATAGAAGTCCTGCACTAAACGAAGCAATCGGTGGTTCTACTAGGTCTCAACATAGTAAAGGTCAAGCAGTTGACTTTGAATGTGACGGACAAGATAACCTAGAAGTCGCAAAGTGGATTAGAGATAATCTAGACTATGACCAAGTAATCTCTGAGTTCTACGTAGAGGGAGACCCTAAGTCTGGTTGGATTCACGTATCTTATGTGAGTAAAGAAGAGAATCGTAATAGACCTCTGACTGCACAAAGAGTAGACGGTAAAGTACAATATAGTGTTGGTTTACCTGAATGAATCTGATTTATCAGTATATGATTACCAATGAGGAGACTGAGAAACGAAAAAAAGTTCCTGAGTATCCTCAAGGTAGTCGTTCTGAACTCTATCGTAAAACAGGTGACCTATCTGCGGAATCATTTAGAATCTATGCAGAAAAACTAGATTGTGTTCATCACTATTCTACTAGACAAGTATTTACCGCAGGTAAAACAGGTTCAACAGTATTACTCTTTGAATGTTTAAGAGTAATCTATGACCCATTGTATGATGACTTTGATAAGGTTGCATTCATTGATAGTGATATTATTTGTAATACCGAAGAGAATATCTTTGACCAAACCAACGGATATGATGTAACAGGTGTTTTTGAATCTGAGATTCGTACAGAAAAGGACGGTGGATATAATACGTGGGATTATTCTGATAAGATTAAGAAACAACTAACTGAGAAATACGAACGCAATAACATTCCACTTGTTCCTACTGAATCTCCTTATAGACCTTCTTGTATTACTACATTCAATACTGGTGTATTGGTATGGACTAAGGAAGCACGACTCAAAGCACGAGAAGAGTTTGACGATTGGTATGATTATATGCAAGACGGAGATAAACACGGTGACCCATTTTGGTTGAACAATGACCAACCCTTTATATCTGGACAATTAGTTAAACACGGATTCAATATACAAAGTATTGACCAAACGTGGAATGATACTCCTACTCACTATAAAGATGAACATGGATACAATCAAAACTTTCTTCACTATACTGGTGGAGGAAACAAAGTAGTAATGTTAGAAGACTATAACCAAGGTAAATTTAAATATTTAAAGCCTTGACATTTGTTGTCCTTATTGTTATAATAAGGATATGAAAAAGGAAAATAATAAAGTGTTAGACCAGTATCATAAAGTAATACTGACAGACGCAGACGGTGTTCTCCTGAACTGGGGATATGCGTTTGACGTATGGATGACCGAGAAAGGTTATACCGCAAAGAATAAGTTAAAATATAATATCGGAGAAATCTACGGTATTACACAAACAGAATCTAAAAAACTAGTCAGAGAGTTCAACGAATCTGCACATATGGGATTTGTTCCTCCTCTAAGAGACGCAATCCAGTATGTTAAGAAGTTGCACGAGGAACACGGATATGTGTTTCACCTGATTACTTCAATGAGTAAAGACATAAATGCACAAAAACTAAGAACAATGAATATTAAGAAGTTGTTCGGTAAGACTGCATTTACTAAGTTTATCTACCTTGATACAGGTGAGGACAAGGACGAAGTTCTTGCACCATACGAAGGAACAGGATATACTTGGGTTGAAGACAAAGTAGAAAATGCACACGCAGGTGCAAACTTTGGATTAGATTCAATTGTAATGGAACACGGTTACAATATGGATTGTAAAGACTTCCCTTTAATGAAAGGTTGGAAGGACGTGTATGAATACCTAGTCGGTTAAAATTCCCTATATACTTGTATGAAAAGATATGTAGGATATTCCGAATATTTCCACGATGCTGCTATAGCTATCGTCAACGAAGACGGTACAATTCCGTGGGCAAGTCAATCAGAACGATATAGTGGAAGTAAAAACGACCCTCTAATACCTCCTGAAATGTGGGAGTTTGTTAATGAAGACGACCACGTTACTTTCTACGAAGACATAGATATGCGTAGAGAACAGATGGGTGGATATCGTACTCACGGCCCGTGGTCAATGCACGGATTTTCGAGTGATAAAGTAGAATCACATACTCCAATGCGTAATGCATTGACGTTTGACACTTTCAATACTCACCACGAGAGTCATTGTGCAGGTGCATTCTTTACTAGACCTTGGAAGTCTAAAGAAGATACTGTTATGGTATCGGTAGACGGTTCTGGTGAACTAGAGTCTATAGTTATCAAAGACCACAACTTCAAAACAATTAAACGCATTACTTGGCCACAATCCTTGGGTTGTCTCTATGGATTGGTTGTTAGGTCATCTGGAATGATGCCACTCAGAGACGAATATATTATTATGGGTCTTGCGTGTTACGGTGAAGTTAATGAATATCTTTATAAACTTCTTCATAATTGTTATTATTGGTTTGAGAGTGAACAAGGTAAAAGAGTTAAACAACTAGTAGACTTTGAAAGAATTGCTTATGCAGAAAGTGGATTGTCAGATAAGTATGCTCAATACTCTGACCGAATCAATGATTTTGTAAAAAACCATATACATCGACCTGAAGACGCAGCCGCAACCGTACAAAAGTTCTTTGAAGTAGAAGTAATGAAGATTATGAAAGAAGCACGTAAGTATGGTTCTAAGTTAGTTTACTCTGGTGGTTGTGCTCAAAATGTTGTTGCAAACACTTTAATTAGTGAACTGTTTGATGAAATGCATATTGCAATTGCACCGAGTGACGCAGGTAATTCTCTTGGTTGTGCTGCTTATACGTGGCATAAAGAAACAGGTGGAACACATTTAGATTGGTCTCCATATCTGGGTCATAATATTGACCGAGAAATTAATCCAAAAGAAGTTGCAAAGTATCTTACCGAAAACAAAGTATGTGGTGTTGCAAACGGTAAAGCAGAGTTTGGCCCTCGTGCGTTAGGTAATCGTTCTTTGATTGCAGACGTGAGATATGATGTAAAGGATACCGTAAACGATATCAAACGTAGACATAGATTCAGACCTTTTGCACCTGCAATCTTATCTGAATATGCAGACCAATATTTTGAAGGGCCGATGAATCAATATATGCAGTTTACCGCAATCGCAAAACACGACTATAAGTCCGTGACCCACGTAGACGGAACTGCAAGAGTTCAGTTAGTTGAACCTGATTGTAAGTCTGCAATACGTCAAATACTTGAAGAGTATTATGAACTTACAGGAGTTCCAATGCTACTAAATACATCATTGAATATTCGTAATAGACCTATGGTAAATACTATAGAAGATGCGAATGAGTGGGAAACTAAATACAAAGTTAAAGTATTTTAATGGAGAAATGATATGGTAAAAGAAACCGTAGATACACCTGTAGGACAAGCGACAGTTGATTTAGAAAAATACACTGAGTTAGTTCTTAAGGTAGACGAAGCACAAGATAAAATTAAAGAGATGGAAAAACTCTCGAAGGAACTACAAGTTGTAACAGCAGCTGCAAAACCAGTACCCAAAGGTTTCTGGTCATTGTTCAGAGACGAAAATGATATCAATGAAAAATCAATTATTGGATTTGCATCGTTTCTTATGATGGTTGCGTTTGGTATCTTTGATTTGATTACTGCAATGGACGGTACACCTCTAGAGATATCTGATACAATCTATACGTCTTTTGTTGTTGTGACATTAGGTTCATTTGGTATTGCTGAAGCAGGAAAAGCATTCTCAGGCAAATAAATGGAAAAGGTTAGGTGGAGAGGCACTTGGGGAGTCGGAGACTTTATGAATGCCCTCAATACTTGTCATAACTATTGTTTTGATAACAACACAAAAGTAAATCTGGAAATGCACTGGGAACACGATGAAGATTATCTTCATCACCCAGAAGACCCAGAAACAATTATAGAACGTATGACGTGGATGCATAATCAGTATCACCGTCAAGAAGATGTAACGGTCACTCACGTTTATAACTCAGATTTATTTCCAAAGGGAAATGTAAATCCTCAAAAGAACAAAGACCGATTCTATTTTGATTCAAAAGCATTTAAACCTCATAGCGCTCCACCAAACGATTGGATATTTAAACCTGAATCGTTTGTACCCAAGAAAAAGAAGATAGTTATCTGGACACCGCACTATAATAGTGAACCACCAAGAAAGTGGAAAAGGTTCTTGACAATTGATGATTGGTCTGATATAATCAGCTTACTGCGCTGGGAAGGTTGGATACTAGTAGAATTAACCTACAGAACTCCTATCAGAGATGCATTTAAACAGATACAGGAATGTGATTTTATTTTCTGTTATGATGGTATGTGGCATTATATTGCAAGAAACTTTAGTAAACCAATGTTTATTCCATCTTGGGAAGGTGTAACTGATTATAATACTCCTCAAGCAATAAGAAAACCAAGTAGACATCAAGTACTTGATTTCATAGCTGACGGTGCAGAAGAGTTTAAACCTAATCTAACAGAAATGAAGGATAAAGCAAAGGACTATATAGATATGTTAAAGAGTAGATATCATGACTAGAAAGTTATTAGTTTCAGTATGGACTGATGGAAGAAAAACAGTAAAAGTCTATGCGGACGTAAAAGAGAAATAAATGTATGTTCCTTGGTTCAGTAAACCTGAAAACGAAAAGAAAATATTAAGAGCAGTTAATCTATCTCCGAATGAAAGTATTATGGAGAAATTACCTGAAGTACACCCTATGAAACAGGTTGCATACGCATCTGTCATACAGGTACTTGTGTTTGGTTTTATGATATTTATGTTTTGGTTGATTAGTCAATTTGTGAGTCATTAATGAAGATTGATAGAGCAGTTATTGAGATTAATGGAGGATGTAATTTCTCCTGTAGTATGTGTCCTCAAGATATGCGAACAGGAGGACGTGATAAACGATTCCTCAAGAAAATGAAACTAGACGAGTTTGAAAAAAATGTCTCTGATTGTGCCAAACACGGATTAAGAGTAGTCAACCTAGAGGGTAGTGGTGAACCTACTCTGAACAGAAACCTACCTGAATACATTAAGATTGTAAAGAAGTATGGGGCGAAATGCTTTATGTTCTCTAATGGATTCCGTATGGGTGGACAATTTATGAAAGATTGTGTTGATGCAGGACTAGACTTTTATCGTTTCTCCTTTATTGGATATGACCCTGCAAAATATGACGAATGGATGTATAACACTATTGGTAGTAACTTTAATCATATTGTCAATAACATATCAGAAATGAAAAAATATGTTGACGAATCTGGTAGTGATTGTGTTGTTGCAACCTATCACTTAATTACCGATAACGATAATCTAGACTATGAGTTAGAAAAATATCAAGAACTAGTAAACAATCTAGGAGTCAAGACCGAGATATGGAAAATGCATAACTGGTCTGGTGTTTATGACCCCAAACAAAATGTTCGTAGTGGTGAAGAAAAGACTTGTGGTAGACCATTCTCTCCTGACGTAGTTATTCGTGCAGGAGGACTTGATAAAAAGACTGGTGCGGTTGCACCTTGTTGTCAAGTATTAGGACAAGACGAGAATGCAGTTCTAGGTCATACCAGTGAAAATACTATTGAAGAAATCTGGAACGGCCCAGAATATAGTAAACTACGTGAAGACCACAAGAACAAAACATATCCTGACTACTGCAAAACTTGTGACTTTCTACTTGACGACCCTGAAGTATTAGTTTGGACTAATCACGAAAGAGACTTATATAAAATGCACGGAACTGAATTTGACCTTGACGATTACAGATAATATATGGATGATACAGATACCTGATAGTAAGGTATCTCAACATTATGCAAAACAGGCAATACAAAGTTGGAAATCTCACGGTTTTCAAGTAAATCTATTTGATGCAGTCACACCTGAGACTCTACATCTATATGACGATATACAGCTTGACCAGTATCACGGTAAACGTGATTTCACTGATACTGAAATGGGTTGTTGGTATAGTCACTATCTGTTATGGGAGAAATGTGTTGAAGAACGAACGCCCATAACAATTATAGAACACGATACCGAATGTCTTACTTCTGATATGCCTATTATCGCACCATACTTTTCAATCTGTAATTTTCAGAATGATGCAGAGTTTCATAACTATTGTGATAGATTTGAAGGACATCCTTATTGGTGGCATTACAAGTTATGTCCTATTACTTCTGGATATTATATTGAACCAGAACAGGCAGAAGACTTGTTATTAGAATGTGTGACTGAAAGACATACAAGATATGTTGATGATATAATGTTTGATAAGTTAAATAAAGATTTAAATCTAATTGCGGATTACTGTAGACCTATATATGATACGAAGGTAGGAGGAACAGTTGACCACTAGAATGATATTTCAAGTGTCGGTAGGTAAACCGTCCGAATTATATGAACACTGTATTGAGAGTGTCGCACATTATTGTGAGAAATATAATATTGAACATATCGTCTTAACCCAACCTAAATTAAGAATCAAACCAGATATTTTTTCTTCTGGACGTAGTGAAGAATCCTATATGAAGTATGGTGGATATCTTCCTATCTACGAAAAAGAAAACGCATTTAATTATCTGGACGACTATGACCAGATTGCAATTGTTGATGCAGACATTTATATCCGACCTGACGCACCTAATATCTTTGAGGACTTTGGAACAGAACACGCTTTTGGTGCTGTATGTGAACGTGAGATGGATATTCACCCTTGGTATGTAAACAAGATTATAAACTATTCAAGAATGCAATATGAAACCTTACATCATCATAGTAAAATAGATTTTAAACCTGATAGATATGGATACGAATTCTTTAATATGGGATTGATTCTTTTAAACAGTAAGTTATTCAAACCTTATCTAAAAGGACAAGACCCACATAGTTTTCTGAATCGTATGGAATTCAAAGACTTTGTGGATGGTATTGGTGCTTATAAATGGAGTACTGACCAGACACTACTAAATTTCTTTATAAAGAAATATAAAATTCCAACCAAACATATGGGAGGTCAATGGAACGGATTGTATAGTGCGGTAAACAACATAAAAGAGTGTTATTTTGTTCATTTCTTTTTAAAGGACAAATTACCAGAAAACGGTGAAAATGTCGAAGAGTTAATGAAACAAATTGTATAAATAATACTAATATATTAATAGAGTGATAGGAGAATCCTAATGTTAAACCCCAAAGAGTTTGTGAAGAAAATTCGCAACGATAACCAAGCACTTTTTGAAGCGTCTAAAATGAACGTCAAAGAGTACTTTGAAAACGACCTACCTGAAGAGGAAATGGTCAATCACTTCATTGGTCGTATGGTCAATGAACGTATGAATATGTCTGAAATATCTCAGCAGATTGCAAATGCAGCTGATAATGCAGACCCTAAAGAATTAGAACTTCTTTCTAAACAAGCACATGACGAAGCAAAACACTATCGTATGGTTCGAGAAGTAATCGAACATATCAAAGGTGAAGAAGTTGATGTCGCAGCTGCTCTTGAATCAGAAAGAAAAGCAAACACCGCCAAAGGTGCTTCACTATTAGAAAAGTATGGTGCAGAAAATGATGAAGCAGTTCTCGCTGCCTATCAGTTAGTTGCAGAAGGACGTGCGGAAGCAGTCTGGAATCAGATGGCAGATACTATTCAAGATGAATTTATTTCTACACGATATCGTGAAATTGCAAAGGACGAAGGTTTCCATAGTGCAATCGGTGGATATTCATTACGTAAAATTGCAACAGATGAAAAGACACAAAATCGTGTTCTTGACATCATTGGAAAAATGCGTAAAGACTTATTTGAAATCTCGTGTAAAAATACAGTTGAAGCAAAAGGTTCTAGAGAACTAGTAAACGCTGCTTACGGTTGGTAAATGAAAATAGGACTCACTCAACGAGTCCTCACGTACAATAGACAAGTTCATGACTCTTTAGAACATAACTGGTATCGGTTATTAAAGAGTCACGAACTCATTCCTATCCCAAATCGTGACGACTTAGATTATAAATCTCTTGCAGAATCCTTAGACCTTCTCATCATTACTGGTGGAGGGAATGAGGAAATTCGTATCACTACAGAAATATCTCTGTCAACAGAAATGGTCAAACTAAATAAACCTATTCTTGGTATATGTCACGGTGCATTTTTACTTACAGAGATTCTTGGTGGTAAAACAAGAACAGATAAAAACAATCATTTTGATGTTGAACATTTCGTATACAGTAAATACCAACCACATTTAGTAAAAGTAAATAGTTTTCATACGATTGCTATTGACAAAATACCACCAGATAGTGTACAATTATGTACAGATGTAAGTGGTGATTGTGAATCTTGGATTAAAGATAATATTTGTGCAATTGTGTGGCACCCTGAGAGAATGACTACACCCTATATACCTAAAGATATTGTAAAGGCAACAGGATTATGATGAAGAACATAGAAAATGGCGAAACCTATAAGGTTAGAGATATCTGGAGTTTTGATGTCCACGTCCAAAAAGGTGATTATAATGAATATGTCAATAAGAACTTTGACGGAACAAGTTTCTTAATGGCAAAAGATTGTAGTGTTAGTGTAGACAATTCTTGGTCGGTTAGTGATACTAATTTTACTGGACAAACAGTAAATCCATTTACCGCAGAAGTGTATGATACATTTGTTCATATTAAGTTTTATGGTTTATCAATGAATGATGACCGTTTGTTTATACCTAAAGGTCTTCCTAAAGGTAATCTATCCTATATGGACGGAGGCACAAACACTACTGCTTCAAACCCAGGCAGACTAGGATTACCTGTAGTCAACTATGTTCATTTCCCTGCTGGAATGAAACAAACCCTGCATACTCACCCAAGTCAAAGAATCGGTCTTATTCTCTCTGGTAGAGGTGAGATTGAACTTGATAATGGCGTAATGTTTCCTATCGAAGAAGGAGACTGTTGGATTATGGAAAGAAATGTATTACATAACTTTATGTGTAATCAAGGAGAAGATGTCACTCTGTTTGTGTTTAGTCCTGACTCTGGTACAGGGCCGACAGATGAAATTAATCCATTGAAGGTGAGAACTTATGTCGGACAACAAAGAGCGTAAACTATTAATCATAACAGGGCCGCAAGGTTCTGGAAATCATTTATTCAGTAAAGTATTCGGATATCACTCAGATGTAAATGGGTGGGATTTCGGAGACAAATACTGGATTCCTAGTGACGAAGAACCTTTTGCTGAATGTTGGGTTGACCCATCTAAAACAAAAAGTATGTTAAATCATAATCTTATGGTTGCGAATGTAAGTGTGCCTTTTGTTTATGATGGAGTTAAACAGATTCCTCAGATACAACAAGTAGTCTATGAAGCAGAAGACTATGGATATGATGTAAAGGTTTGTATCGTAGTACGTGATAACAATATTAACAAAGAACAACAACGTAGAGTTCGTAAGGAAGTAACCTTACCAACTGCACTACAATATTATTATAATCTAGACGCAACTTTAGAGTTTTTATCACACGAATCATTATATCTTTATGGTGGTGCATATCTAAAATGGTTATCTAAAGTTCTTGATTTTCCTATTGCTTATAATGATGAACGAGTAATCAAAGATATCAACGAAGACCAGAATGCGAAGTACGTGAAACACGTAGAAAAACATTGGTTAGACGAACAAGTATGGCAAGGAATAAGACCTAAAAATGAAAGGTAATTATCTACTAATGACTGGAGCGCCAGGC